AGCCATCAGCCTGTCGTCATGTTTCAGGTACTGACCGGGACGGGCTTTGGGGAAGAGCGAACGGTCAAGCCAGTAACCCAGCACTGCTGCCAGCGTGATGAGTGCCAGCTTGTAGATCACAACAGGCAACTGCTGTGGCGAGACCAGAGCGATGGTGCCCAGCAACAGCACTGAGGTCAGCAGCCAGCCGCTGAGGCGAGGTTTTTTAACAGGGGGAATGAATTTTTTCAGGTTTTTCATGTGTGTCTCCTTGTCTGGTGGAGACAGCATCACAAATACAGGGCGCGAAGGATTTTAAAGCGCGTTAAGAGAGCCGGGGATACGGGATGTGCAGGATAAACGATGAATTATTCACAGAGGAGAATACGATATGACGCAGACACTGAATCCGGTCATCACTGTCACCGTGTCCGGTCCTGTGGGCAGCGGTAAAAGTTACATATTGGCGCGGATAGAGGAAGTGGTGAAACAGGAATTCGGGGGCAGCGTCATTGTCGATGCTGCAGACGTAGATGATGAGCGGCGTATGAGTGGCGATGATCTGACGACCTGGCAGAAGCCACGGGGTGGCACAGTGATCAAGCTGGAGGAATACACGGGACAGGGCCTGTTGTCATACGGCGAGGAGCGTATCTGTCGGACGAATGAGCTGCTGGATGTTATATGCCCCACGGGCCGGCAACCCTGGATACTGCCCGATGCACTGCATGCCACCATTGCGGCACTGATGACAGTTTACGATCAGGAGCTGCTCATGAAGGAGCTACGTAAACTCACCGGTCAGCCAACAGAATGTTTTTCTGCCCCGAAGTACGGGAAACAGGAACACATCCCGGTGAACACGCTCCCCGTTAACCAGCCTCCCCGGTTCTTCGACGAATACATTCTGACACCGGAAAATAAAGCTGAGCACGAAGAGATCAAAGCGGCGTTGTTCCGGGAAATCAGGAAGATTGCTGAAATGCAACTGGGGGGCGGGCTGGACAGAGTGATGGCGAGAGGAGAATGGGAGTCGCTGTTTGAAAGAGTTTCCCCGGAATTACTTCCCCTCGCACTGGCTATCGGGATTATGCAGACAGCGGATAAACCTCACTTACGTTCATTAAACACGTAACGCATAATCCGGGATACGCATTCAGCGATGACTGCATTTTCACCGGTTTTTACTGCATCCAGAAGTGACTCTTTAAATGGTGCGGGCCGGGGCTGCAGAAGGGTCGGCGTGGCATTGAGCAGACGGAGCGTTTTTTCCGTGAGGACGACATCAGCCGCTCCCACAGCCAGCAACTGAGAGTAACGAATATAGCTGTTATCCCGAAGCCATATCAGCGTATCAATAAAATACCGGCACTTTTTCTGGTCGTGATCAACCTGGTCCGGGATATCGAAAAAACCAGAATAAATCAAAACCTGAGGTGCCGGATGCGTGTTCAGTAATCGGCAGAATATTTTGCCGGTGAGTGCATAAAAATCATCATTTAAGGAGTGCATCATGAATCCCCGATTAACGTTAACAGAACATCAGCGCCGTGCTGAAGCAGTGAACAATGTTCTGGAAGATATTATCCGGTTACATCGCGGAGAACTGAGTGTCTGTCGTGCCGCTTTTCATTTTCAGGGAATACAAAAGCAGTTTGATACTTCTGTTTTTGCAGAAGGTATTACTTATGCCCTGGACCGGATAAGGTCAGAAAATCGCCCCGGATAATCCCTAAACCACATTAACAGAAATCCCACTATCCCTGCCGCATCATGAAAGAACGACCAGCCCGGTGCTTCGGACCCACCGGGCTGGCCATCGTCCCACAGAAGTGGCTGTGAGCCGACCGAGGTTCAGTCAGTCTCGCGAGACCAGACTAGCCTGCCATATTTTTAATAATTGTAAAAGGCTTACAGATTATGAAAATGAAGACATTACCCATCGTTCCATGGATTGGTGGCAAACGTCGCCTGGCAAAACACATCCTGCCGCTGTTTCCGGCGCATGAATGTTATGTGGAGCCGTTTTGTGGGGCAGCAGCGCTCTATTTTCTTAAGACACCCGGCAAGATCGAAGTCATCAATGATATCAACGGTGAACTGGTGAATCTGTACCGGGTGGTAAAGCATCACCTGGAAGAATTTGTCCGCCAGTTCAAATGGGCGCTGGTCAGCCGTCAGATCTACAAATGGCTGCAGATCACCCCGGAAGAAACACTGACGGATATCCAGCGTGCGGCACGGTTCTACTACCTTCAGAAGCAGGCGTTTGGCGGCAAGGTGGCAGAGCACAGCTTCGGTACCTCCACCACATCCCCGCCACGCTTCAACCTGCTGCGTATTGAAGAAGAACTGTCAGCAGCACACCTGCGGCTTTCCAGAACAGTCATAGAACACATGGACTGGCAACAGTGCATTGAGCGTTATGATCGTCCGCACACACTGTTCTACTGCGACCCACCGTACCTGGGTACGGAAGGCTATGGTGTGGATTTTCCTGAAGGGAACTACTCGCGGCTGGCAGAGCTGGCCCGGTGCATCAGAGGAAAAATGATAATTTCGGTGAACGATATCCCACAGATGCGCGAGGTGTTCACTGGACTGAACATACAGACAGTGAACATCAACTACAGTCTGGCGGGGAAATCCACGCCGCGCCGTGAACTGGTAATCTGCAACTTCTGAAACAAAACCGGAAAGCACAATGCTTTCCGGTAAACCAAACAACTTCCACTATGTCACTGGCGATGTTTTCTGAAAGCATCCAGATCAACCACCTGTCCTTTGTGTCCAGGTCAAAATCAGCCTGCGAGTTTGCTTGGTTTGGGTTGAATGAAGACTTTGCCGACCTCAAGAATTGCCCTCCGTTGTTCGGGGCTCATTTCGTCGAATGCATCCATTAACTCTTTCTTTTCTTGTGACACATAAGGTGCAACAACAGGCTGACTCCGCACCCCAGTAACTACATACAAAATATCTACACCGATTTCTGATAGTGCAGATAACTGCACTGCAGTAGGAGAAGTGCGATCTTTTTCCCAATCAATGAAAGTTCTCTTTGCCACACCTATAGCATCAGCCAACCCTTGCTGTGTAAGAGATAGACGCTCTCTTTCTTCTTTAATACGTAACCCGATCATGTGAGTTTTTCTGCACTCTTTAAGTTGACTGGTGAGGTAATCTGCACCATAATCTATCACACATAAGGCAAACATCATTGCATCAACAAAGGAGACAACGATGACTGCAGAACAAGTCAAAGCTCTCTTCCGCCAGCGCGGGATCACTTTCACCCGCTGGGCAGAAGAAAACGGCTACAACCGCAATGAGGTATACCGCGTTCTCAATGGGCAGACCAAAGCCCGTTACGGTAAATCCCATGAAATCGCCGTGAAGTTGGGGCTGAAATCAACAGCTCAGGCAGCCTGAAGATTTTGAGTCTTTGTAAAAGGTTATCACATATCGCAAAAGAGGTATGCAGATGAGTAAGACGAATGTTTCAAGCTCCGGCAGTCGCATCCTCCGGGTACTCAAAGCGCTGCGCGGTCATGCCCTGAACGGTATTTCCAACGGTGAACTGGCGGCAGCACTGCACGAGTCACCGGCAAACATCAACCGGGCACTCAACACCCTCATTGAAGAAGGGTTGGCCCTGAAACTGGAAAACGGGCGTTTCGCGCCGGGCATCCAGTTACTGCAGATCGCTATGGCCCACAGTAACGAGATGGCACGTGCACAGGATCGCATTAACGAAATCAACCAACGTGTCATTTCAGGTAGTCGTTTGTAAGGAGTAATAAATGGGACGCACCAAATCACCGATTAACACTGAACTGAACGCCGAGGTACCGCTGTCGGATGATCTCAATGTCAGTCTGAACGCCATGACACAGCATCGTATGGAGATCATGCAGCAGTTTGGCGATGGTCAGCCCTATGAGCGTGATCGCATAGTTCATGAGGCTCGGTTTTATATGGCACAGAGCGCTGAGGCCATGCTGGAAGCAGGTAAACGACTTATTATTCTCAAAGAAAATGAACCTCACGGGGACTTTGTTGGAATTGTAGAAGAACAACTTGGTCTGCATGTGCGCGCAGCACAACGAATGATGAAAGCATCTTTGAAATACCTTTCACCAAAACTAGAGCCAAAAGCGACAACGTTGTCGCTTTTAGGTAAGGCAAAATTATTTGAACTTGTTGCTGAAGATGACGACGACCTTGCTGAACTGGCCGACGGTGGCACAGTTGCCGGACTGACGCTTGACGATGTTGATCGCATGTCAGTACGTGAATTGCGTCAGGCCCTGCGCGAAGCGCGCGAAACCAACGCAGCACAACAGCGCGTACTCGCCGACAAAAATGAAAAAATAGACTCACTCTCCACCAGACTGGAGAAGAAATCCCGTATTCAGCCACCTGAGCCTGATGAGGAGGTTAAGAAGCTGCGGGCGGAAGTAACAGCATTAGCGGTTGAGGCGGAATCTGCCATCGCCGTCCGACTGTCCAGCGCTTTTGAGACGCTGTGCGCATATTGTGCTGAAAACATGATTGATACCCCCAGAGACTTCATGGCAGGCCTGGTCTGTCAACTGGAAAGCACAGCGCGTAGCCTGCGCTCCACATTTGACCTGCCGGACGAGCCAACAGGCAATGCAGCGCCTTCATGGCTGACTGAGTCGACGCCACAGATTAACGGGCTGGAGGCATAACCAATGAATGCTGCCCTGACTGAACGACTGGTTTATGTCGCCCGCGCGGCACGTGACGCGGGGCATGGTAAACGCGGCGCAGTATACGACGCTGCCTGTGCTGAACTTGGCATGTCCCGCGCCACTCTGCTGCGCAGGCTGAAGGAGGTATCTGTGACTGATAAACGCAAAAAACGCGCCGATGCCGGGCGCAGCGCCCTGACCCGCGACGAAGCCGCGCTGATATCTGCCACACTGCGTGAGGCCACCCGCAAGAACGGTAAGCGTCTCTATTCCATCGCAGATGCAGTGGAAACCCTGCGGGCTAACGGCTTTATCACCGCAGGCAGAACAGATGAAACCACCAGTGAGTTTTTCCCGTTGTCTGAAGATGCCATCAGCCGTGCTCTGCGTAACTATGGCCTGCACCCGGAACAACTGGATGCCCCTGCACCACATACCGAAGTGGCCAGTCTGCATCCCAATCATGTCTGGCAGATTGACGCCTCACTCTGCACGCTTTACTACCTGAGCAATGGACATAAAGGGCTGCAGGTGATGGACAGCGCGAAGTTCTACAAGAACAAGCCCGCTAACCTTGCCCGTATCGCCAGTGACCGCGTGTGGAGTTACGAGATTACCGACCATGCCAGCGGCTGGATTTACGTTGAGTATGTGACGGGCGCGGAATCAGGTGAGAACCTGTGTTCTGTGCTTATCAACGCCATGCAGGAGCGTGGCGGCGCAGACGTGCTGCACGGCGTGCCGAAAATACTCTATCTCGACCCCGGCTCGGCAAACACCGCGGGTATGACGAAAAACATGTGCCGCTCACTGGGCATCGACCTGATAGCGCACAAGCCGCATAACGCCCGCGCCACCGGACAGGTGGAAAAGGCGCGTGACATTATCGAACGCAAGCTGGAGCCGGGTCTGAAGTTCCGGCCGGTTCACAGTCTGGAAGAACTCAACGCGCTGGCCGCGAAATGGCGCAGCCACTTTAACGCCACGGCTGTTCACAGCCGCCACGGTAAAACCCGCACGGATATCTGGCTGAAGATTACTGCTGAGCAGCTGAAAAAAGCGCCTTCCGTTGAGGTATGTCGTGAACTGGCTGTGGCGGCACCAGAACTCCGCAAAGTCACGCCAAAACTTCGTGTCTCGTTCCGGGGCACTGAATTTGACGTATCAACGGTACCGGGCGTACTGGTTGGTGAAAAACTGATGATTACCCGTAACCCATGGCGCAGCGATGTGGCACAGGTGGTTCTGACCGGTGAGGACGGCCACGAGACGTTCTTCCTGGTCGAAGAGGTCAGAAAGAACGAGTTTGGCTTTGCTGAAGGCGCGGCGGTATTTGGCGAAAGTTACAAAGCCCTGCCGGAAACCCCGGCACAGATGGCGGCAAAAGAAACCGAAGCGCTGGTTACCGGTACAGACAACGCCGCAGATGCAGCCGCCGCACGCAAGGCGAAGGCGCTGCCGTTCGGCGGGCGGCTTGACCCGTATAAACATATCGACGACACCACACTTCCGGCCTATATGCCGAAGCGTGGTCAGGCCTCTGACGTACGCGGGCCGCGCACTGAACAACGTCCCATGACTCATGTGGAGGCCGCGAAAGCCCTGCGCGATAAGTTCAGCGCCGACGGCCTTACCTGGACGCCGGAACATTACCGCCAGTTAACGGCACAGTACCCGGACGGCGTACCGGAAGCCGCACTGGATGAAGTCATGGCCACGCTGACCACACCGGCCCGCAGCAGTGTTATCAGCATTGTTAACGGCAACTGAGGAGGGAAACATGCTGGTACTGAAGCAGCAACTGAAAGAGGCCCGTATTCCACAGGCGGTGGTGGCGAGAGCTGTCGATGTTTCTGAGGCCACGCTGGCCCAGATTGTGAATCATAACGCGTGGCCCCGCACCAGCCCCGGAGAAGTGCGCCGGCGTCTTGCGTCCTGGCTGGAAAGTCAGGGGATTGATACAACGAAGAGTTTTGATGCTGTACAGGGCGCGGCCACGCCCCGTACAGCGGGTACCACAGATAAAACGAGCCTCAGTGAGGAAGAGAATATGTTACTCAAAAAACAGGTGTTATTTCCAGCAACCAAAAAAGCGTTTGGTCTTTTCCGTGACCCGTTCGCCGACGAAGCCATGCAGGGTTCTGATGATGTGTTCACCACCCCGGACATTCGCTACGTGCGTGAGGCGCTGTACCAGACAGCCCGTCATGGTGGGTTTATGGCCGTCATCGGTGAGTCCGGTGCGGGTAAATCCACGCTGCGCCGCGACCTGACTGAACGTATCAACCGCGAGAATGCGCCGGTAATTGTTATCGAGCCATACATCATCGCTATGGAAGACAACGATGTGAAAGGGAAAACCCTGAAGGCAGCAGCTATTGCCGAAGCCATTATCAGTACCATCGCACCACTGGAAAGCATCAGACGCAGTCAGGACGCCCGTTTTCGCCAGTTGCATCGCGTCCTGAAAGACAGCAGCCAGGCGGGGTTCAGCCACGTTCTGGTGATTGAGGAGGCCCACAGTCTGCCCATTCCGACACTGAAACACCTCAAACGCTTTTTTGAGCTGGAGTCCGGTTTCAAAAAACTGCTGTCCATCGTGCTGATTGGCCAGCCGGAACTGGCGACAAAACTGTCTGAACGCAATATGGAAGTCCGTGAAGTCGTTCAGCGCTGTGAGGTGGTCGAACTTCTGCCTCTGGACAATAACCTTGAAGAATTTCTGACGTTCAAACTGCAACGGGCCGGTAAACAGCTGACGGACATTATGGACGCCGGTGCAGTGGATGCCATACGTGCCCGCCTGAGCAATCCGGGAAGTCACCGTAAAAATATGGTCAGCCTGCTGTATCCGCTGGCCGTCAGTAACCTGGTAATAGCCGCCATGAATCTGGCCGCTGAAATCGGGGTTCCACAGGTCAACGCTGACGTTGTCAAAGGGGTTTAATAATGAAATCCACCACAGGTATCAACCAGCAAATCAGCAAAGTGCAGTCAGCCATTATGGCGCTTAAGGCGACGAACACGGATGTACAAAGCATCACCATCAGGGGTAACAAACCTGTCATCCGCGTTTCCCGGAGTGCGCATTGCATGCGCATGCTTGAGCAGGGAAAGGCCTGTTATCTGTATACCGGACATGACCACAGGGGATATTTCCGTCAGGGCGTTTTCGAACTGCACGGCTGTCGCGTCGTGTGGCCGGAATCTTTGTGGTAATCAGCACAACTGGAGAAATCATAAAAAATGGCAAAAAGTACAAAAGGTGCAAAACGTATCAAGGCCGCAGCAGCACTCTGGGTGCCGGGGACACGTGAAGAGGTCATTGAGGGAATCAGACTACTCGGTGACGCACAACGTGAACTGGTCAGGGCTGAAACAGAAATGAATGACGCCATTGGCGATATCACCGCACGTTATGCCCCGCTCACCGAGAGCCTGAAAAAACGCATGGCCGAACTGCAGTCCGGTATTCAGACATGGTGTGAGGCACACCGTGATGAACTGACCGGCAACGGGAAGGTGAAGTTCGCTAACCTCACCACCGGCGAGGTGCAGTGGCGAAACCGTCCGCCATCAGTCAGTATCCGTGGGGCGGATAATGTTATTGAATTACTGAGACGTCTGGGGCTTGAGCGCTTTATTCGTGTAAAAGAGGAAATAAATAAAGACGCTATCCTGAATGAAAAAGAGGCCGTGAAAAATATTCCCGGTATTTCCATTAAAAGCGACATTGAGGATTTTTCAATAATTCCTTTTGAGCAGGATGTGCAGTAAACACACCACGTTAATTATTTAATAAAAACATTTTCTTTTTTATTCCGACGTCAGCGCCGCGGGCTTCTGCACGCCGGAAACAGAGGAGAATTAAATCATGATATTTAAATGTATTCAGTGCGAGAGGGATATAACAGCCCTGCGTTTTCACAGCGCCATCGCCGTGATGTCCGGTAAATACCACATCCCTGCGGTACGCGTCACCCTGGTCTGCCCGTACTGCAGCCAGCATTTTTCGGCAGACGTGCCCGTCATGGAATTCTCCCGCCCTGACAGGGAGGACTCGCAATGATTACCCCACAGGAAGCACGACAGCGCACCCGAACCCTTGTTGAACACTATGTCAACGAGTGTGAATGCCGCGACCTCACCGATGTGAAGCACGTCCTGACGGCGCTAATCAGCATGACCGCTCAGGCCATTGTGGCGACCAACGGAAAGGCGGCTGCCCTGCAGGTACTGGTGAACACACTCACCCACACGGCAGAGCATGAGGTGCCGTACCGGATGGAAACCACTGCAGAAGGCGGCCTGCACATCACCGTCAGCCGGAAGCACTGAGGGCGCGGCATGACACGGAACACCATACTCACCCGCACCGCCCTCTACCGTCTGGCCCTGCAGCGTTTCGGGCCGGACGCACAGGCCCTGAAACTGACAGAAGAGGCCGCTGAACTGGCGGCCAGTGCTGCCCGCAATCTGAACGGACAGGGCAGCGAAAGTGACCTCGCGGCAGAGCTGGCAGACGTGGAAATCATGACAGAGCAACTGCGCCTTCAGGGAATGGACCGGCTGATTGACTTCCACAAACAGAAAAAACTGGAACGCCTTGCCGCACGGCTGGGCGTCATGTACACCGGAGATACTGAACAATGACAGACCAGGATAAACACATTGAGAAACTGAAAAAGTTGCTGGCGCTGGCCGCATCCGGCAACCCTCACGAGGCCGCTCTGGCACTGCGCCGTGCCCGTAAACTGATGGATGTTCACGGCATCACACATTCCGACATCGCCATGAGTGATATTGATGAAACCATCAGTCACTACTGGCCGACAGGCAGCCTCCGTCCACCGCGCTACATGCTGGGCCTGATGAACATCATCCGCGAGGCATTTGGTGTTAACTCCATCATTCACCCCGGCACATATCCGGGTGTGGGGTTCTACGGCAACCGGGAACGGGCTGCACTGGCTGCGTACACCTGGGAAGTGCTGGCCCGCCAGCTGAAAAAGGCGCGTCAGCAATATATCAGCGCACAGAACAAAAGAATAAAAACTGCCACCCGTACCAGCCGTGGTGACCAGTTTGCTGAAGGCTGGGTGCTGGCCGTTATCAGTGAAATACAGTCCTTCGCCCTGACCGATGACGAACGTGAACTGATGCAGCAGTGGCTGGAACATAAATACCCGCAGACGCAAACCACCAGGGCGCGTAAACCGGGAAGAAGCCGCAATGGCGACGCCTCGCGCTATGCGGGGTTTCTTGAAGGGCAGAACGTCAGACTGCACCGCCCGGTCAGTGGGCAGGAACAACAGAAACTGGAGGCCAGATGATTACGCTATCAGGTAACAGCCGGAAATTAAAAGCCTGCCGAATATCTGCCAGATACCTTTTTGCCCGCGCCTTTTTTAAGAACGTCAGGCCGGGGATCACAATTGGTGTTATTGCCGGACGCGAACAGGTTGAAAAATACATGTCAGGTGCATGGTGGAATAACGACCCTGTCATTGCTGCCCGTAATATTCATATCAGTTGGGGGGATATTCAGAATGACGGCTGAATCTGTTGTATGTGCCCTGTTCTGGTATTGTTTTGTCGGTTGGTGTACTGCTGAACTGCACCGCCGTTCAGGGTTTTATTCACGTTACAGTGGTGCCGGCTACTGGATTAGCTGGTCGGTGATGTTCCTGTGCTGGCCTGTGGCGCTTCCTTTATATGTCGATTATATCGGTGGCGCAGGTAAAAGGAGCAACGATGATGACTAAACAACGTCTTATCCAGCTCATTCATATTGCCCGTAATGAACTGGGTATGGATGAAGACACCTACCGCCAGATGTTACAGGGGCTGACCGGTAAAGCCTCAACCAAAGGAATGGATACCACACAACTAAACTGCGTGCTGGAATCCATGAAAAGGAAAGGCTTTCGCGTTAAGCCTGCCGGAAAAGCCAGCTCCGGTTTACCGCTGGATAACCATCCGCAGTCCAGGAAAATCCGTGCGCTATGGCTTGAAATGGCTGCTGCCGGCATTGTTCGTGACCGTTCAGAAAATGCATTAGCGCGGTGGATCAAGCGGGAAACGGGCATCAGCGCCCTGCGCTGGCTCAGTACTGAACAGGCAAGCAGTGTTATTGAGAAACTGAAGAAGTGGCAGCGCAGAGCTGCGGGAGTCAAACATGAGCGACCTGAATCAGTTTCGAAGTAAAGGGCCGGAACTCCTGGTGGAGCTGGCACAGCATACCTCTGAGACCGTTCGCGAGATTATTGATATTGAGCCCGCAATTGCCGACCAGATTGGTCAGGCCGTCGCGAACCGAATGATGCAGGTCTGGGGCGGGCAAAACGTTTATTTCCCGATGGGCATGGTATGGAAGGTCAGTCAGCGCGACCGGGAAATCTTCAGGGAGTTTAACGGACGCAACCACCACGAACTGGCCCGCAAGTTTGGTGTTTCGCTTCAGTGGGTCTACAGCGTGGTTAAGCGGGTCAGAAAAGAAGAACTGGATCGGATGCAGGGCAGGTTGTTTGATGAAGATCTGCCAGAGGAGACGAAAGACGTTAACAAATCCAGATAATTCCTGCTTGTTAAAGTCCTTTCAAAAATCTCCTTATTGTATAAAAGCACGGTAGACCCCTTACCGTGCTTTTTTTATGCTCTCTCTTTAGTATTCAGGATGCAGGGAGAAAATATGTTTGACGTTTCGTTGTTAAATCTGCCATGGGCAACACTGGTGACCCTGACCAGTGGCTATATTGGGTATTTTATTGCGAATGTGGGACTGAAGGATCACCACAAGCCCATTGAGGTGACTTTTTCTTCGCTGATTTTTGGCCTGACAGCAATGATGGCTTACCAGGCTGTTATGTGGGCAGGTCTGAATGCCTGGCTGGCAACACCACCAGCACTTCTGTGTGCCGTTACATGCGGTGCGTGGTGGCGCAGGTACGGTCGCAAATGGATGTACAGATTACTGTGGAATAATGATATTTCATGGTCTGACGATACCAGCTCAGCATGGCAGGCAATGTTTGATCAAACAGGCTTCAGCGTTACCGAGGTCAGAGTGATTCTTCGCGATGGTTCCGGTATGATGTCACGGCTGCCAGGGAACTTTGAAGAGTGGCCTAACGGTCCGTTTACCCAGGGGAATAAAGGCGATATGGTTCTTTACGTCACGCACAGCAGCCCTTCAGGCAGTAACGAATGGGAAGAGTATAAAGGCGTGGTTGATAAGTACTGGGGAGCTCTGGCAACCTATATTCCAGCAGATCAGATTGCCAGAGTGGAGATCAGGCGCGTTCGTGCAACGAACGATGAATGATGTTTATTTTTTCCCTGGGGCAGGGGCTGCCGGCATAGTGGTTTTATTGGCAGAGGAAGACGATTCTCCTTTTCTACCGGAATCGCGCTCGAACGTCACGATGTGCTTGCTTTTGGGCTTTTCTGAGTAATCCAGGCTATCATGCTTATTGTTTTGAGTAGTCATTGGAATCATCCTTTTTGTTGCGGGTCATGTTTCAGCAAACTCGATTCTAAGTTGCCAGGAAGGATGATTTCAATGCCCGACTTATCTATCGTATAGCGGAAAAGAATTTCAGTTCTGTTCACCAGAACCCATGTTAACCCACTCCAATTCGTTATTTATCTCACGGATCCCCCTTCATTTATCTCATGTCTGATCAGGTATTACCGGCTTACGGCGTGTGGTTGATATTGAGGGGCTGTGAGTTTCGCGTATTTGTCAGAAACCCAGACGAGTTTTCCTGTATGGGACGAAATAAGGCAGCGGCAATACCTGGAAAAATTTAATATGGTATGAAGGAGAACCTGTCGGTTACGCTTAATATACCCGGTACACTGTCAGCTCAGGGGATACATGAACCGTTATCTCACCAGCTACACAGTATATACACACTGACGCTGACAGTAGTCAGCAGGACCACAATAATCAGTGCCAGCAGTATGGTAACGATACGGTCTGTATTCCGGTAATAGCCGAAGGGGTCGACAGAACCACAATACGGGCAACACACTGTATTATGAGTAATCGCGTTTCCACAGTCCCTGCACTTCTTTTTGCGTATCACCATCACTCCCTCCTCACAGCCTTACCCGTAACCGGTTTTTTACATTAAAAAAACAACGCTGAAAATTCAACCGTCAGTCCGGAGACGACCGTTCGGGTTATCACAGAGTGCCTGAGACAGTGCCCTGCCGGAGGTCACTTCAGGGACTCTGCGCATTTTTTACGACGTGGCTATTCCGTATGAACCATACGGAGATTTAACCATGACCTACAAATACAACCCCTTCTGGCAGCAACGTATTCGTGAGACAGTGCGGCACGCACTGAATGTTCATCCCCGCCTGACGGCATTGCGGGTTGACCTGCGTTTCCCGGATGTACCGGCAGCAACGGACGCAGCTGTGATATCCCGCTTCATCAATGCCCTGAAAGCCCGAATCGACGCTTACCAGAAACGTAAGCATCGGGAAGGTAAACGCGTGCATCCCACCACTCTGCATTACGTCTGGGCCCGGGAGTTTGGGGAGTGCAAAGGTAAAAAACACTATCATCTGATGCTGCTGGTCAACCGGGATACCTGGTGTCGTGCCGGTGATTACCGCGCTCCGGGATCACTGGCCGGAATGATTGAACAGGCCTGGTGCAGTGCCCTGGGGGTGGATGCCGGATGCCATGCCACGCTGGTGCATTTTCCGGCCTGGCCGGCGGTGTGGCTGGCGCGTAATGATGACACCGGCTTTCAGCAAGTGCTGGAACGTGCTGACTATCTGGCGAAGGAGCATACCAAAGCTCACTGCACCGATGAGCGCAACTTTGGCTGCAGTCGTGGCTGAGCCAGACAGACGAGTTATCTGACTTCAGTGTGATGACGTGTTCATGGCCACCACACTGATTTTCCCTTATGAGACTGAACTGAAACCGCCATTCACACCTGACCACGCTGCCCGTACCGGGACGGCTGTTGCCTGCGTGTCGTCTGACGGTAAGGAACATATACTATGTACGCAAAATCCTTTCTCGCTCTTGATAGCAACGGACGTCTGACGGGCGCCCGTACTGTACAGGCCGCACCTTATGCTCACTACACCTGCCACTTGTGTGGCAGTGCACTCAGATACCATCCGCAATACGACACTGAACTTCCCTGGTTTGAACACACTGACGACAGGCTGACAGAGCACGGTCAACAGTGCCCTTATGTCAGGCCGGAGCGCAGAGAAATACAGTTGATTAAACGTCTGCAGCAATTCGTACCGGATGCCTTACCCGTGGTGCGTAAAGCCAGCTGGCACTGCAGACAATGTCACCACGATTATTATGGGGAGCGGTACTGCACACACTGCCAGACCGGAGGATTCAGTATTCCCCGGACAACTCAGGAGGAAATATGCGAATTCTGAACTGTTATATGGCGAATGACAGCAAAGGCCATTTTGTTACGGCGAAAGAAGCAGCGAAGCACAACCGCCAGGACGTTTTGTGCTGTGTGTCCTGTGGATGCCCGTTAACACTTCAGCGGGGCAATGACGGACAACCACCGTGGTTTGAACATGACCAGATGACTGTCGCTGAGAAAATCCTGCTGCGATGCACCTGGCTTGACCCGGCAGAGAAAGAGGCCCGTCGTTTGCATCTGCAGGGTATGACGGTTCCGGATTATACGGTGAAGGTGAGAAAGTGGTTTTGTGTGATGTGTGACGAAGATTATGAAGGAGAAAAGTGCTGCCCGCGTTGTGGTACCGGGGTATACAGCAGGGAGGGGGGGCTGCAGGAAGGCAACTGGAAGGATAGGAACTGA